AAAACAGAGGTATGGATTTTGGCCGACAAAGTGGCGGGTATGAGCCTGAGTGACTGGGCGATCGTTGTCGGTATAGCGTGCACTGTTATTACCTGCGGAGTGAACTGGTATTACCGGCGTAAAGAGCGGGAGGATCGGCTGAATGGCTATGTCACCAAAGCTGAGGAATAGCGTTATTGCTGCCGTTGGCGGTGGAGCAATTGCCATTGCATCAGCACTCATCACTGGGCCGACCGGTAACGATGGTCTGGAGGGTGTGAGATACAACCCTTATCAGGACGTGGTGGGTGTCTGGACTGTCTGCTATGGCCACACCGGTAAAGATATCATGCTCGGCAAGAAGTACACCGAGGCTGAATGCCGTGCGCTGCTCAATAAAGACCTGAACACCGTCGCCCGCCAGATTAACCCGTACATCCAGAAGCCGATCCCCGAGACGATGCGAGGTGCGCTGTACTCGTTCGCGTATAACGTCGGTGCCGGAAACTTCCAGACTTCTACGCTGCTGCGCAAAATTAACCAGGGTGACCAGAAAGGCGCATGCGACCAACTGCGCCGCTGGACCTACGCCAAAGGAAAGCAGTGGAAAGGGCTGGTAACGCGCCGCGAGATTGAGCGCGAGGTGTGTTTGTGGGGGCAGAAATGAAATACATCCCGTCGGCTATCTGCATAGCTGCTGCTGGGTTTATTGCTGCTAGCGGACATGATGGGTGGGGCTGGTTCCTTTTTGTCGGGGTAATTCTACTATGAGCCGCTTAACCGCCATTATCAGTGCCGTGGTCATCTGCCTGATTGTTTGTCTTGGGTGGCTAGCTAATCACTACCACGACAACGCCACTGAATTCAAAAGGCAGCGTGACGAGAAAGTGAAAGCGCTAAATCTGGCTAACGCCACCATCGCCGACATGCAGGCCCGCCAGCGTGACGTTGCTGCGTTGGATGCGAAGTACACACAGGAGTTATTCGATGCGCAAAACACCATTAGCGATTTGCGTAGGGATGTCGATTCTGGCCAGCGCAGGTTGCAGCTCAACGCAAAATGTCCCGCGAACGGAGCGACCGCAGCCGTCGGCTTGGGCGATGCTGCCGGCCCCCGACTTACTGACTCCGCTGAGCGGGATTATTGGAGTCTCCGAGCCGGAATCGCCACCATCACAGGGCAAGTGAGCTACCTGCAGGAATACATCCGCACGCAGTGCCTGAGGTGACCATGCTTCTACTCTTCATTCTCCTGTCGATATGGCTCTGTCGACTATCGGAGAAGCCGGCCTGGCTAGCAATTAGGCCAAATATCTCAACGCTGGCGCTCGAAGATGAGCATCCGGCGCGCAGTAAGGGGCTGCGCTGAGATAAGAGCCGCTACAAGAAATCGCCTCGCAATAGCGGGGCTTTTTAATGCGCATCGTACGCGCAAATTATCGAGAGTCTTTCAGTCGTGAGCCTGAGGAACGCCGTTAAAGGTGGCGACCTCTCTCGGGCGGCGTTCCTGTACGACAGGCTCACTCCTAAAAGGAAGCGCTATGAAGAGTTTTTTAAATGGTTTTATCAGTAACGCTATATCCTGGTCTCTGCTTGCCTTGCTTGTATACGCGGCGTGGACAGGCAGCGAGGCGCTATCAAGAATCTCAGCAGTGGCTTACTGGATGATAATCATCCTGATGGTGTTCATGTCCCTTATCGTTACGTTTGCTGCGTTCTTAATCAAGCGGGAAGATAGCCCGAAAAAGAAGAATGCAGCAATCGAAAACCTCAGGGTGGTATTCAAACGCTCGGGGGTGTTAAGCAAAATAGTGGGATGGTTACGTCTTATCGCAATAGTGATGCTCCTGGCATATTCCGGCTGGGTATTCACTGCTGTTAGCTATGCGCTCTGCGCGTTATTTTCTCGCTTCATTATCTCTGTAGGGCGTGATGAATACGAGAAACAATCCATCGCACTTCAGGCGTGACCATTGCAGAGCTACTTCCAGAAGTGGCTCGATAATGCTTACCCGACAAGAAGCATAGATCTGGTGTCGACCAAAGAGGTGATCCACATCTTGACGGCTCGCAAAGACGAGAAGTGACTGAGTAACTCTGTGAAGAAGTGGCAATGTCGCGTTTATAAACTTCTGCAAATGGTGCCGGTAAAGTGCCATTGACAGAGGTTTATGTAAGTTTCATGAGTTGCTGTTTAAACAATTCCCCGGTAAGTATCCGAACAACCCAGAGGAATGTTCTGTATGGCTGAAGTTGAAGACCGCCGACCATTCCCTCCCGTCAACTTCACTGGCGAAAACTGGCTACCGTACACGCGGATTATCCCGGCCACTGAAATCGGAGAGTGGGTAAATCAGCACATCCTCTCTGAAGAAGGTCGGCTCCATAACCCTGACCACGAACATCTCGTTAATGCACTCGCTGACGGTGATATTGCGTTTATGTGGGCCTCTGGCGCATTCGCCAAAAGTGGCCGCATTGTGCTGGGTCAGTGTGAGCAGGTGATGATGCGCGCCGGCGGCTGGCAGAAATCCCGCATGGAGCAGCAGATGCATGAATGGTTCGGTCGCATACCGAAGTTCATCATCACTCTGGCTGCCGACTACTGCGAGCAATGCAGCGACGTCGAATTCTGCGCGCTGGTTGAACATGAGCTTTACCATATCGCCCAGGCTACCGACGACTACGGCGCGCCGAAGTTCAACAAAGAGACCGGAATGCCGGTGCTGAAGCTTCGCGGCCACGACGTCGAGGAATTCGTTGGAGTGGTCCGGCGTTACGGCGCCAGCAAAGACGTGCAGGAAATGGTTGATGCGGCGAACAGGCCGGCGGAGGTTGCTCATATCGATGTTGCCAGAGCGTGCGGGACTTGCATGCTGAAGCTGGCATAAATTCAGGACAGGTTAGGACGGATGGTGAATTATGGCGGCATTAAAACCAGAGGTTAAAGCTTTCATAATTCAGTCAGTTGCGTGTTACGAAGCACCCTCGCAAGTCGCTGATGCCGTCCTAAAAGAATTTGGCATAAAAATAACCCGGCAGCAGGTGGATCAAAACGACCCCACCAAGGTTAGCGGAAAGGGCCTCGCTAAAAAGTGGGTCGACCTTTTCAATATTACTCGCGACCGATTCCTGAATGAGATATCCGATATTCCGATCGCCAATAAAGCATACCGTTTACGCGTTCTCAACCGCATGGCCGTAAATGCCGAAAGCATGAAGAACTATGGCATGACCGCACAACTGCTTGAGCAGGCCGCCAAGGATGTTGGCGACGTCTACACGAACAAGCAAAAAGTAGAGCAAAGCGTGGTTGCGACTCATAACGTTATGCCGGTTCCGTCCTGCGACAACGTTGATGACTGGGAAAAGGCAGCACAAAAACAGCAGGGCGAGGTATTGGGTGGATGAAATACAAAGCTGTATGGAAGCCTCTGCCCGGATCTCAATCTCTATCATTGAGCTGCCCGTGTAACGAGATTCTCTATGAGGGAACTCGCGGGCCAGGAAAAACAGCGGCGCAGTTGGCCCGATTTCGCCGCCTGGTCGGCCTCGGCTATGGCTCGTTCTGGCGTGGCGTAATTTTCGATACCGAGTATAAAAACCTCACCGATATCATCACGCAGTCGAAGCGCATGTATCGCCTGTTTAATGACGGTGCGCGTTATCTCGCTTCCGCCTCGGAATTGCGCTGGGTATGGCCGACTGGTGAAGAGCTTCTCTTCCGGTTCGGGAAAGAAGAAAGCGACTACTGGGACTATCACGGGCAGGAATTCCCGTTCATTGGTTTCAACGAGCTGACAAAGCAGCAGTCCGCTGAATTCTACGAAATGATGTTCTCGTGCCGGCGCTCATCGTTCAGACCTGAGAACTATCCGCTTGCTAACGGCTCTCTGCTTAGGCCGATCCCGCTTGAAACGTTCAGCACTACCAACCCGTTCGGTATCGGCCATACCTGGGTGAAGAAACGCTTCATCGAGCCAGCGCCTCGCGGCACCATCATTCGCGAAACCCAGCGGGTCTTTAACCCTCAGACCGAGAAAGAAGAGGATGTGACGCTTACCCGCGTTGCAATCCACGGCTCGTTCAAAGAGAACCCGTATCTTGATCCGCAGTACATCGCGACGCTGATGGCCATCAAAGACCCAAACCGGCGTAAAGCGTGGGTAGAAGGCTCATGGGATGTCACCAGCGGCGGCCGCTTCGACCATCTGTGGAATGAAGCGCTCCATGTTATTAAGCCGTTCCGCATACCCGATAGCTGGACAGTGGACCGCTCTCACGATTGGGGTGAGTCGAAACCGTTCTCCAACCTGTGGTGGGCGCAAGCTGATGGTACTGCAGCTGAGTTACCTGATGGCCGGCAGTTCTGCCCGCCTGCCGGCTCCCTTATCCTGATCGGCGAGTGGTACGGCTGTCCGCCTGACGAGCTGAACAAAGGCCTGAACATGTCTTCGACGAACGTCGCAAAAGGCGTGGCGTGGATTGATAAGCGGCTGGTAGGTGAAGAGGCAGATGAGCCGGAAGAAATTCAGCTCGGAGGCGTTACTCAGGGGCAATTGCATATCATGCCCGGTATCTGCAGCGAGGTTATTCCCGGCCCGGCTGACGGGGCAATATTCAACACCGGAGATAATGAGTTATCAATCGCTCAGAAGATGGAGAATCAGGCCGTTGAATGGCTGGCAGCCGACAAAAAGCCTGGCTCTCGCATCAATGGCGCGTCGATCTTCGCTGACATGCTGGAAGCCGTTATTGAAGGTGGAAATCTGGAATCAGGCATTCCTGAGAAGCCGGCCTTCTACGTTTTCGACTATTGCCGGGGTTGGATCAGCCGTATCCCTGTACTTGTCCGCGACGATAAAAACCCTGACGACGTAGACACCCAGCAAGAAGACCATGACTGGGATGCTACCCGCTACCGCGTACTTCACTCACCACAAAAAATAACCGGCATGTTGGTGCGTTCGCGCTGACGGAGGAAACCGTGAACGAAAGCGAAATTAAACAACAGCGCGCCAGTAACTCCAGCGTCGAACGTGAGCGCAACAAAAATTTGTCGACGCTCTTTAACGGGACCAGCAACACAAAGCGCCAGCGCCTCTATCAGGAGTTTGGCTACCCGCTTCACCTGACGTTCGATGACTTCTTCAGGGCGTATCGTCGTAACGCGGTGGCCGGTGCCGCCGTCACGCGCATGGTCGATGGCTGCTGGGAGGACTTCCCGGAAGTTTACGAAGGCGACCAGACAAAAGACGCATCGAAACAAACGCCGTGGGATAAGCGCGTTAATAAGCTCATGAAACGCTGCTGGGAGCAGATTAAAGGCGCAGACCGCCGCAATCTTGTGGGCCGGTATTCGGCGCTGCTGCTGCAAATTAAGGACAGCAAAAACTGGGATGAGGAAGTTGATACGGCTGCCGTCGGTCGGCTGCAGGAAAAAGCCCTTGTGAAGCTGATCCCGGTATGGGAAGCGCAAATTGACCCTATCAAGTGGAATGAGGACCAGAATAGCGACGAGTTCGGCGAGGTGACGATGTACTCGTTCACTGAGCTGCCTGTCGACGGTAACTTCGACGCGCGGCCTGGCCGAATCATCAACGTGCACCCAGATCGCGTAATCATCCTGGCGGAAGGGTCAGACGATGGCGTGATGACGTCAGGTAAATCCCTGCTTGAGGCCGGATTCAACAAGCTGCTCGATATTGAGAAGGTCAGCGGCGGCGCTTCTGAGGGATTCCTGAAGAACGCCAGTCGACAGCTCAACTACTCGTTCAGTGAGAAAACAAACTTCTCCGCATTGGCGAAAGCGCTCGGCGTTCCTGAAGGACAGCTTGCTGAAGCATTAGATCAGCAGGTTCGCCGCCTCAACGACAGCACTGACAGCGCCAGCTTTATGCAGGCGGGCACCGCTGAGGTGTTGAGCGTTACTGCATCAGACCCTGAGCCCACGTGGCGTACTGCACTGAGCGAATTCTGCGCGACCGTCCCTATTCCGGTAAAAGAGCTGGTTGGCATGCAGACAGGGGAGCGCGCCAGCACCGAGGATGCGAAAGGATGGGGCCGTACAAGGATGAGCCGCCGTAAGGGGTTCCTTACCGACGTGATCACCGATGTGGTTTCGCGCTTCTGGAAGCTTGGCATTGTCCCTCCTGCAAAAGGCGAGGAAATTTCGGTCGGATGGTCAGATCTGCTGGCGCCGAGCCAGGCAGAGAAGATTGCCAATATGGACAAGCTCGCAGATGTTGCTGTGAAGTCGACGAATGCCTTTGGCCGCTCTGCTATCACAGAGAACGAAATCCGCGCGGCGGGCGAACTCCAGCCATTGCCTGAACTTGACGATGAGATTCCGCCTGATGACCGCAAACCAAAACCTGATCCTCTGG